GAAAGGAATTGTTCTACTGTACCATCAGTAGTTGGATAATTTAATCCACTTGCTGTTAATTGGTTCATCACTCTTACTGAACCATAAAGAGTTTGTACATCATTAGCTGCATCACCTAATTGGTTTGAGCCTGATGAATATATTATAGATGCTGTCTCAATTTGTACTAATAATTTAGAAGCAGTAATATCACCTGTTACATTTAAACTACCATTGATTGTTTGGTTACCATTGAATGTATTAGAGCCTGTTGTTGCGTAAGAACCAGTCTTAGCTTCCAAATTCTGAATTCTATTTGTATTAGATGTAATGTTACCTTCATCAGTTGTTAATCTACTTGCTAATGAAGAAGATAAATTATTCAATGAAGATGTAGTTGCATAAGAACCAGTCACCGCTTGAAGTGAATCTACTTCAGCTTCTAATACATTAATCTCATTAGCCACACTTGCACTAAACTGATTGTTTGATGAAGTGTATTGGTTTATTGATTGTGTGAACTGATTGATTGAACCTGTGTAAGCATTGATAGATTGAGAGAATTGGTTTAATCCACTCAAATCAGTAGCAGTTGCGTTTACAGTTATCGTTGCAACACTTGATGATACTGATGCTGTAATACTAGCACCAACAAAGTTTAATAGTGTTGCTGAACCCTGTGTTACACCTTCTTCTTGAATTACCACACCAGAACCTGATAGTACTAATGCATCTACTTCAGCCTGTAATGAATCCAAATGATTTACAATTGATGATGAATCAGTATTGTATGTACCTTCGTCCACCATTGAATCAATCATATCAGTATTGAATTCTCTTAGCTTTAAAGGAGTAATAAAACCAACCGTGTTATTTGGAAAGTTTTGTTGGTTTTCTTGCTCTAATTGTGTTTTATTTAATTGAGACATCTCTTATATATTTTTATATCTGTATATGTTTATATATTACCTATATCAAATCCATTACTGAAACCATTACTAAATGCTCCTCTCTGATTATTGAAAGCTGATTGAGTTTGACCTATTGTTTGGTTTATCAATGCTCCTTCACAATATCAGTATCTACACATAGACATCCTCTACGTTTAGTTCTTCCAGTTGCTTTACCTCTGGTTGGTCCAAAGTAAACACCTGTATTCTTTCTTTGATTTGAATTGTACGATGGTGTTGGCATGTTATGGATTTTTATATATTAGTCCGATACCTTGTGCCTGAATTGATTTATCACAGCATTTGGTTGAGTAAGTATTCTTATTTCTACACAAGCATCCCATCTTACTACTCTTTCTTGGAGAAGATAGAGATGGAGTAAACTCAAATTTTGGTTTTGCTGTGCTAATAGTTTTTACTTTCATCGGTTTATTTTAGATTTAACAATTAAAGGAACAAAAGTATGAGATTACTTTACTCCTGCTTTTCGCATCGCTGCTTTATGTACTAAATCTTCTAATTGGTACTTATCGGCTTGGTATGCTAAAAATAATAAACATTTCTCCAATGGTTCTTCTACAACTGCATTGATTTTGGTAACATCCCCTTGTGCCAATTGTATGATAGAACTGTAAGAGCGCCACTTTCTTGCAAAGTTTGTTTGAGCTTCAACGGCAAGTCCATCTCCGCTAATTCCTGCATCAAAGATTTCTGGGTAACGTTCAACAAGTCCTTTAGTAAATTGTTGAAAAAAAAAACTGCTCCAAAGTGAATATCCATTGTGACATCCGTAAACTTTTCAGGATATAATTCACCTGTATATGGTTTAATATCATATAGTGCTCCACTCTCCTTTACAACAGGTCTATATAAGATACTCATAATCTCAGCCCATTTATCATCTATACCTACGTTATCATATTTTGAAATGTCCACATAAGCACCATATGCCATTTGTGATAGATTAGGTTCAAATCCATACTTCACACCATCTATTGTAATAAACTTTTGTAATGGGTATTCAGTATTGTTAAAGAACTTCACTACATCTTTCTTTATTGCTATGTAGGTATCTATATCCATTTGTTGTAGATACTCCAAAGGGAAGTGGCATAAGTGATGAAATAGACAAGCAGTTATTGCTTCCTCATCATCCTTATACGTTTCCATATCCTTACGAAGTGCTAAGTAATCTTTTAGTGTTACTCCTTTCCAATTTTGTGGTACTTCTATCCTTATTTCTTTTTTCATATTCTATCTGCTTTTTCTGATAAGCCTAATCTCTCTTTAGGTACTGCATACATTTCAGGGTTTTGTAAATCTTGATTTGTCACAATTTCAGTTTGTATTGCTGATATATCAATTGTGTTTATCTTGTCCGATAAGATGGTTTGTAATTTACCATTTAACGAATTCCTTTGTTGTACAGTTGCCAATAAAGCTGCTTTAGCTTCTCTCAATTGTTCTAACAATACCCTGTTTTGTGATTCTAAATGGTGACAGTACTTTGCCATCTCCATGAAATCATCTTTTGTTAAGTTGTCTAAATCTAATTGTGTGTTCTCCATATTATATTATTTTATCGTACTCTAATTACATATTTTCCTTTAGCTGTTGCTACTTGTGATAATCTCATCATTCCAGCATATCTTGCAGCATCTATAAGGTGATTATTAAAATCAACAGGTCTATCCTGCTGTCTACCGAACCTATCCGTTTCCCATTCATATCCATAGAACTCATTTACTAAATTCTGACATGCTTTAGGAATGTTTATAGAATAGTTTTGTAGGACCTGAATACCAAAGTTAATACTATCCTTTCCTTTTACAACAGGTCTAATATTGAATCCCATTCGGTATAATTCTTCTATCAAACGAGGTTCTGCACTATCTGCCCATATTTCCCAACGATTATCTCCAATAATTCCACGTAGTTTAGAAGCAATATCAGATGTTACCAATCCTCTCTCATAACAATTCTCAACTAAATAAATTTCTCTATCCTTTTTGAATAGTGATACAATAGCAGTTGGGTCATTACTAAATCCAAAATCTATTCCTAAACATACAAACTCTGCATCATCCGGCATCCAATCTACTACATTGAATTGGAATACTGCTTTATCGTTTTGTACGAACTCACCTAATCCATAAGTTCTCCATGCTTTAGGGTTTGTTCTCTCTAATGCTTTAATCGCTTCTTCTAACTCTTTATTAAGATATGGATTGTTTTTAAATGTTGTGAAGTATTGTGTTGCATTCTCCAATCCTCTAATCCAATGATGTGGAGATATAGTAGGGTTTAAACTCAATACAATAGGGCCTGTACAACGTATCTGCAATTGGAAGAAGGATTCCTCATCTATCTCATTCGCTTCATCTAACCATAGAATGCTACTCTTTAATCCTCTCAATTTATCAGGATCATCTGTTGATACGAATTTGATTTCTGATTCAGTATAGAACTTATATACTCTATCTGATATGTTGAAATCGTTTTCATTCCATATACCCATATCAATCATTATATCCTTAAAATCTTTCATTAAGGTTCTCTTTAGGGATGGTATGGTCTTTCTTACTATTGTCACATCTTCTTTGCTTTCCAAACACTTTACAATAATCCATTGAATTAAAGCGTATGTCTTTCCACTCCTTGTTCCACCATAGTGAATTGTTATTCTTGATGGTGAATCGTTTTGGTGTTGGTATGTGACTGTTGTATTAACTTCCAGATTCATCTACTCCTTTTTGTGTTATGTTTACTGAAATCTGCTGAATTCTTTGTTCTATCTCACCTTTCAGTTCTACTCTACTCATTTTAGGCATGTGGAACTCTAACATCTTTAATGCTAAATCCACTGCACTCTTTGGGTCTTTCTTCACCATTTCTTCCATTATAGTTGGTAGTTGGTCTAATACCCTATTGGTAGCACGAGCTATTGACAACTTCATCATTTCAGTTGAACGATTGATTGCTCCTTTAGGTCTACCTTTACTTAATTTATTGCCGGGTTGGAATGCCATTGTTAATTGGTGTTATTTAATCACTTCTATATAATTTTAACACACTTACTAAGCTTTGTAGTAGATGTGTGAAATTTGGGGTGTTTCTGTTAATCTGGTGGGTATTTAAAAGGATTCTTAATTACATCTCTTAAATGTAACTTAGCTTTCTTTGTTTGTAAGAAGGCTGTGGATTTGGATATTCCTATTTCTGATGCTAACTTCTCTAATGTCATATCCTTATCAAATGCGTATAGTTGATATAGTTTAGAACTAGCCCATTGTCTTGTCCTTTCCATATTCTTTAATTCTGCTACTATTGCATTGTATGCTTCTTCTAATCTTTCATCTGTATCAGTATCATACTCTAATTCTACTTCATCATAATCATCACTCAATCCAGTCTTTCTTTTGTCCGATTTAGTTTTATTAAAGAAACGTGAACGAATGAATTCTTCTGCTACTTCTTTATCCTTTGATAGATTAAAAGCAACAGCGATTAACCAACTATGTGATTGTTTGTATAGTATCTCTAATCTTCTATTATTTTCTGATTGTACCTTATTCACTTTTATCTGCTACAAATTTTCTTAAGTCTTCAACACAAGTTCCCCATAATCTAGCAGATGATTTACAACTGCATGGTTGATTAATTCTTTCACCTCTTATACGATTACACAAACTCCAAAATGGACTCATTAAGTGTTCAGGTAAAAATGCTTTAATTCCTTCTAAATCTTTTTGTAACTTTTGAAATTCTTCCAAATTCAAAGGATGATACTTTGATTGGTTTACAGGTGGTCCTGATTGTATTTGTTCTGACATATTATTAAAATTTAACTCCATTACATTCTCCATCATAAGTAGGATTAGTTAGGCGATTCAGCCATTGCTTTCTTTCACAACATCCACATGAATCAGAATTAAAGAAAGTCCTTGCAACAAATAGCGCTATTTTTTCTCCGAATCCGAATGTTATTACGTGAATTAGAGCTTCAACCCAATCACCTATCTTAATCCATTTCATATCTCTATTATTTTGTTGTGTGTTCAAATAATGTAATACTCTCAAACCATATATCCACTTCTTCGGTTGAGTTAGGTAAATCTTCAATCTTAATCTGGTCTCCAAAGTGATTGAAGATTGTCTTTACATAATAACCATTTAAGTTTAGATGCTTCATAATTGAATTTGCTGAATTGTCCACATCTTTATAAAGTTCCACAGTATTTGCTGCTTCACATCTGCCGGCTTTTACTTTATGTACTTCCGTTCCTAATGATTGTAATACTTTTAAATCAGAACCTTGCGCATCTATATGTAAGAACTCTACTGATTGAATTCCTTCTTCTCTAATGAAATCATCTAAACGAATTACATCTACATCAATGTATTCAATCATATTAAAATCACGTCTGCCAGGCCACAATTCATTTATATTAGGATTGAATTCATTTAGTGAACTACATCCTAAACTCCAATTGTAATTAGGACCTGATATACCGAATCTTGCTTTACCATTGAAATCAGATACTGCTTTCTGAATTATCTTTACGTTTGGATTCCATTCAAACATACCTTTTAATTTAGATGCTAAATAAGGTATTGGTTCAAATATATACAATACATCACATGCATTTGCATATTGTACTGAATGTCCACCATCGTTTCCGCCAACTTCTATTATTGTTTTCATATTATTTTGTTTTTTTTCTTTTTTGGTTTAAGCAATTCTCTGAATGAGTTACCAATCTTAAATTAGTAAGGATATTGTTGTGTCTATCTCTATCAATGTGGTCAATCTCTAAGCCGGCTGGTATCTTACCATTGAATGCTTCCCACACTATTCGGTGCCCTCTTAAATAATCGTATTTACATTTACCTACTGAAAGTTTATAGTAAAGATAACCTGAAGGATTGTGTGAAGGAATTAATTCTTTCATCTCACCTTTTGGGTTTCTCCAACATTTAGTGTTGTAATAAATCTTACCTAAGTCAGAAATCCAATAACGATTATTATATCGTACTGGTCTTAACTCTACAATTTGTTCTTTTGATTTTGCCATTTATTAGTAGTTTAGTATATTAATAAGTATATAGAAATTAAATTTTAGACATAAAAATGGGACTGCGTAGAAACACAGTCCCGTTGTTTATATAGGGTATAAACAAATGCTGGGTGGAGAACGTACAAGTAAATGGCAATTTAAATAATAAGTTACCCAGCAATACTTTAACAATCGTATATAAAAATATATTAATTTTCTTCACTTGCTTTTTTAATTTGTAAATTTTGTTTTTCCATCGCTGCTGCTGTAATAGATTCTACATCCATATTTTCTAATACAAACATCATCTCATCATGCGTTATATCCATTGGAGATTTCTTTAGAAGTTCTTCCAAATTGTAATCTTTATTTTCTTTTTTCATCTTTTAACTTTTTTGTTTTTGTAATAACTTCTTTATTGATTGGGTCTAACTGATATAGAGTTAGTTCTTTCTGAATATATTCAGTATCCAACACATCTACAAAACATCTTCTAAGCTCTTTTTCTAATCTTAATTTAGATTGTGCCTGTTCATAAGCTTCTTCATGTGCTTTGTTATGAAACTTTGGTTTCTGAACTGTATCTTCTAACCATTGGTTTAGGTCTGATACTAATTGATACACATCTTCTCTATCTAATTGAGAAGTTATTGTAATGAATACTCTGTCTCTTTCTTTTTCTACTTTTATCATTTTATGCTGTTTTGTTTTTGTATATTGTATTTAATCTATTTTCCCAATTACTCTTTTGTGATTCATCCCATTCCATTAATTCTGATACTCCAACTATTCCACCTAACTCTCTCCAATCTTCTACTGCTCTATTATATTTCAAATCATCTGAATCAGCATCCATTAATACATCAAGTACTTT